ATGTCTCATAATAATCAACATCATCCTATGGAACCCTGGATTATCTGGGCAGGAGTAGGTATGATGGGTTTCACAATCATTGTGTTTGTCGCCTTCACTCTTTCGGTAATTTATTGGGGATGAGTAAAAACACTCATTGACCTTTTTTGTGAAGTAATGCACTCTGAAAAAACAAATATAAAACTCTGAGATCCCTTGCATGGGATCTTTTTTTGTGCTATAATAGGTTTTTAGAATCTTATTAAAATGAAAATGCCAAAAAAGCCCAAGATGCCTAAGATTCCAAAACTGCCAGATCCAATTGACATTATTGATGATGTTGTTGATGTAGTAGTAGACCCAATTACCGATGTTGTTAATGATACTGTAAATTTTGCTGAAAGTCTGGTAAAAGATACCAGTAAAGCAGTAGCACACACCACACAAATATGTGCATCACAGGCAGTAGAATATTCCAATCAAGGTTTTGATGTAGCATCAGACACTTGGAAACAAGGCACAGAAGCTACTATTGCTGCCGTAAGCAATGGTGTTGAGATTGTGGAATACGCTTCTATGGAAGCATATAAGTGGTTAGATGCTAATGCTTGTTATCTTGGATTGAATTTTGCTCTTACGACAGGATGTGTGGCATACTTCACACCAAAACCAAGTCCAGCAGATCCTGGAACTGTTACTTCTGCAGCAATTAGTACTACCTATTTGAGTTATATTGCCGTACAGGGATCAAATCTTGCAATGTCTATTGCAATTGCTAAGATCATTACTGAAGGTATTATTTTGATTCCTGGAGTGAAAGGTAATGTTGATGAGAAAATGTTATATAATGTTATCTGCAACACAATTGCTACTTGCAATCCAGTTGTGTTAAGTTTGAGTCTAGCTACTCCAGCAGGTGTCGGTATTTTTATTGGATCTGTAATTTCTCCTATTGTTGCTCAATTAGTATGTGAAAAGATTGCTCCTAAGGGATTTAAAGAAGCACTCTAAAATAAATAAGAGGAGTTCCCAAAACTCCTTTTTTTATGCTTCTTATTCTCATACTATTCCAACTCTTTGGAATCTTTATGTTTCTAATCTCACTCACAGACCACTACCACTACTAAAACTGGCACAAGATCTCAAGACATAAGACCAATCATCCATTATAATACCTACATCATCATCTTGATTATGAAAAAAGCACTCATCGCACTGACACTGATTCTCTCTCCTCTTACTGCGAACGCACAACAGAAGACCTACAAGTACATTGAAATGTGTTGGTATCTTGGTCAACGCAATCATCCATATATTGACCAAGCAACCTGCACAATCACAGATATTCGTAATAAAGAAGGGTTTCTTGATAAGCGAATGATTGAAGCAAAAGTAAAAAACTCCAACATCACTTATGTTGTTAAGTCTTGGTTTGGTAGTCAAGGATTTATGACTTGGGATAGTGACCGACAATCGGCATATAAGAATCAATATAAAGTTGCTTCTCCTACTGCTGGAGTGATTCGCCAAGCAAATCTTCCCGCAGGTTATGGCATTACAGAAGTAACTAAAGACCTCTGGGTTCGTCAAATTTCTTGGGATTGAATCATAACCAATCCTACATAAAACAGTTACTTCTTACTAATGAAAGACTTATCACTTTCCGAAGATCAAATTAAACTTCTTGCGGATGCATTATGGATGAGACAAAGATGTTTCATTGCTGGAGACAGAAGATTTAAAGAATACGGAGCAATGTTAGATACACTTTTAGAAGGAATGGAATATACTCCAAAAAGACTTTGATTATCTTCAATTCATAACAAAATCTAACACCTTAATAAGAACTCATTATAATTAGAGATGAGTTCTTATTTTTATATGAAGATCTTTTTAGATACCGCAGATGTTTCATTAATTAAACCAGCACATGAGACTGGATTATTGGATGGAGTCACTACAAACCCATCTTTAATTTTCAAAAGTGGAAGACAACTTCAAGAAGTTATTGAAGAAATTTCCACCACATTTTCAAATTTGGAAAGCATTTCTGCTGAAGTTGTTGCAGATACTGCCGAAGAAATGCTCTCACAAGCACAAGATTATTATACAATTGCACCTGCAGTTACAATTAAAGTTCCCTGTACTGTAGAAGGACTTAAGGTATGTAAAACACTTTCCGATAAAGGAATTAAAGTTAATGTAACTTTGGTGTTCTCAGTTGCTCAGGCAATTCTTGCATCTAAAGCAGGGGCAACATTCATCTCACCATTCGTTGGTCGTTGGATGGACAATTCAATTGATGGCATTGAATTGATCAAGAACATTCGCAAGGCATTTGATTATTCGGGAACATCTACACAAATCCTTGCCGCATCTCTTCGTGATGTAAGACAGGTAGAACAATCTTTCCTCAATGGTGCAGATGTGGTTACAATCCCACCTATCGTATTTTGGGCAATGTATAAGAATATTATGACTGATAAAGGATTAGAATTGTTCCAAAAAGATTGGGAAAAAGTGATTAATGATGCAAAATGAAACAAGAGCACCAGTGCTGGTATTTTGTAATGTCTTCTTTTGCAAGAATATATGGCGTCAATAAAGCAAAAAGCGATGAAAAAATACATGCATTTGCATTAGAATGGTGCGATGATCACAATTATACTTGTGACATTCATCTTGATGATTTAAAAAAAGTTGATGTTTATTTTAGACAACAGTACGAATCTTGGGAGTATTAAATGAAAGTAGGATTAATTGGTCTTGGGAGAATGGGCGAAGGTATGTCTCGCCGTATGATGAAAGCTGGTATTGAAGTGTGGGGTTATCGTAGGAATTACGATAAAGCACAAGAAGCATACGAAAGTGGGTATGTTAGTGGCGTTACAACTACTATTGAAAATCTTGTTAAAGTAGTTAAACAAAATAAAAATGGTGGAACGCAACCAGGAATCTTTCAAATGGTTGTGCCTGCAGAAACTGTAGAGGAGACAATCAATGAGTTACTACGATATTGTGGTGAAGGAGATATTATTATTGATCATGGCAATAGCAATTTTAAAGACAGTCGGAAGAGAGCAGAGCGTCTGGCAAAAGTTGGCATCCAATATATTGATTGCGGCACTAGCGGTGGTGTTTATGGTCTGGATCGTGGATACTGTCTTATGGTTGGAGGTGGAGATACTGCGGTCGCCACTTGTTCAAAGATATTCTCCGCCCTCTCCCCAGATATTCACTCCTGCCATAGAACGGATCCAACATCTGATGTGACTTCTGCTGAATATGGTTGGTTGCATTGTGGTGGTCCTGGAGCAGGACACTTTGTGAAGATGGTGCATAATGGCATTGAGTATGGTATTATGCAGGCATATGCTGAAGGATTCAATATTATTAAAAATGCAAATGCAGGTGCTCAATATGTCCGAGAAGGAGACGCAGAGGTTGCCCCAATGGCAGACCCAGAATCTTATTGCTATGATATTGATGTTGCTGAGGTGGCTGAGTTATGGCGTCGCGGTAGTGTGGTTGGCAGTTGGTTACTCGATCTTACTGCTGATGTGCTACGCAGGGATGGTAGCCTTAAACAGTTCTCTGGAGGCGTATCCGACAGCGGTGAGGGTCGTTGGACTGTTTCTGCCGCTGTGGACTTGGGGGTTCCCGCTCCTGTTATTACTACAGCATTATTTGAAAGATTTAACTCACGCAATCTCGGATCATTCGGAGCAAAGATCCTAAACGGAATGCGTTATATGTTTGGCGGACATCGTGTTAGATGATTAGTTCGGAAACGCCTTATAAACTGGCTGAGATCATTCGTGATACTTGGCCTGGACTTTACACAATATCAAAATTGAGCTATAATGAAAAAAATACTTCAGACAATGAACGAATACTGGATAGTGAAAGATCGTAGGAACGGTAATGTCATATGCCATTGTGCCGATGTTAATGATGCGATAATGATGGTAAATTTTAATCCTCATCATCGCTCTTATAGTCGTCATCGTTTTATTATGGATCAGGTAATTGATATTACTCCAACAACTGACAAACAACTTCCAGGGCAGATTGGACTTCCTTCTAGACAAATTCCCTTATTAAATTCACATAAGAAAAAGCTCCCAGAAGGACAACAAAAACCAGTGATTATATGAATCACAGAAAAAGAAAACAAGCAGAAAATCAAAAAAAGAAAGTGTACACCCCAGAAGGATACATTTCAGACCCACTAGATGCTGTTTGTCCTCATTGTGGAGAAAAACAAAAATCTTGTTCTTATGTAAATAGTTTAAGTCGTGCTTGGGCAAGGAGTGCTTGTGCTAAAAAACATTCTACAAAGTCTTCAGAGAGATAAAGACATTTCTTATCATATAGAATTCATCTACATCTATATTACGATAAAAGAATTACTAGATATTACAAGTTCTCATTTAAAGAATGCAACTTTACAATTCATCAGAAGATTACCTTTACAATTTAGAAACATCATCTCCACAAGAAGCAAGAAGATTGTGGAGAAAATCAATCCGAGAAAAGTGGGAACATAAATGCGCTTATTGCGGAAGTGAAGAAAATTTAACATTAGATCATGTGATCCCACAAGCAGAAGGAGGTACCGATCACATCACTAATGTCATATGTGCATGTGAATCTTGCAATAGGTCAAAGGCACATACCGCTTTTTATGAATGGTACCCAAAGCAACAATTTTATACTGAGGAAAGATTTAATCAAATTGAAGAGTGGAGAACTCAAATGGTAAAACAAGAATTGAAAGTTTATAGACCACGAAAAAATATAACATGAAAAAAGGATTTATCACGCAAGATCATTATGCTGCAATTCCTTATGGGAAAAAGCAGCTAATGGTCATTTTTAATAATCAGCAATTAGAAATCGTAAATACGGAACTACAGGCAAAAAAGTTCATTGAAAATCACAGAGCCACTCCTGGAATTGGCACAATATTTGTTGAATCCGAATCTTCTCGTGTTAAAGTAAAACACACTAGAAAAAAATCCATCGAATAAATATTTTTTAATCGGAGAATATTATGCTCTCAACTCAAATTAGACTTAAATTGGAAAATATTGCAAGAAAAATTGAGAGAGGAGAAGAAGTCAGTCTAGAAGATATGATATTTGCTGAAAAATGGTCAAAGGCAAATCGATCAGCTGCTGAAATTATAAGAAAAGCAAGGAGAATTGCCGTACAGGGTAGGGGAAAAGAAGGAAGCCTAGACGAATTTATGCAGATTATGGACATAGGTAATCCAGATCCATCCACCCATTTAGATTCTTCTATGTCGGTTGATGACCTTTATAATTTCTTCAGAAATGATGACGATTCAATGCGAAGAGATTAAATAGAAATAGAATTAGGAAAAAACATGGTTGTGTTGTTATCGGCAACCATAATAAGTTGCCCTCAGGTACTACAAATTATTGACAGGCTACAAAAAATAGTTGGACTCACACCAATACAAAAAAGTGAAATCTTAGTAGAAATCAAAAAAGTCATTCCAAGTTGCCCAGTTATAGTCAAAACAAAAAAATGAAAACACAAAGTAAACAACTCGAAGCAATTGATCTTTTTATTGAAGACATTCAAACTCCTCACAGTGAAATCCGAATGCGGGCAAAAAAACTTCAATGTGATCAAGAGCTCACAGTTTGGCAAGATTTTGTGTTGGAATATCTCCAAAATATCAGACACACATTAGACGGCAATTCGAAACTTTAACAAATGCAAATTTATTATTCTACTCTTTTAGTTTTCTTTGGAATAATTGTTTATATGATGATAGTAGACAAAAATGTTTCTGATGCTATCAATCTGATCTTCAAATTATTTTTAATTAGAATTGAAAGACTATATTGGATGGTTCGTTTTCATCCAAAAAATCCAATTACAAACTTAATTATGAAGTGGAAATATGATAGGTTGGCGTTGGAGCTCCATAAGGAGTTGACAGATCGGACAATCCATGTTAATGTAGAATCTGAAAATAAAGACCAATGAGCACTGAGTCCAATTCAATTGACCTAAAATCTCTTCAATCTCGTATCAACGAGATCAAAAAGGAAGGAGAAGAAATTACTGATTTTACTTATGATTTTATTCAATGTCTCATGCATCGTCATGATCTCAAAGAATGTATTCCACCTGATTTTGAATTAGAAGAAATTCCAGAGTACATTTTCGATTCTTTGCGGAATGGAATTGTTCCAACTAAAGACCAATTAATCGTGATTTCTCCAGATGATCAAAATTTTATGTGTTTTGAATTGATTTGGGTTTGTGGTATGGGAGCTATTGCTTCTTATGGTGCGGATGAAGATGGAGATGAAGAACAGGGAATTCCCAGTACATTTGATGCAATTCTTGCAATGCGAGATGTGAGCCCAGCACACAATATCGCATCGTATTTAATTGCTGTGCTTTCTCTTCTTATGTCACAACTTCCCAGTGAAGAGATGATTGAAAATATTACAAATAATTTTGATGAAAGTCAAGAGCAACTTCAAAATAATATGGATAATTTTGTCGAATTTGCTTCTGCTATTATTACTCGTTACCGTGAGGACATGATGTATTATGGAACAACAAAAGAATTGGATTGATGATCGTGCCTTTTACATCGAAAAGGCACGATGGGGAACATGGAAAAGTTATGACAAAGAAGGAAAAGGATTAATTACAAGCCTCACCGAAGAAAATTGTATTCATGCAACTCGATTTTACCTAAAAGGACTGCAGGAAGGTTGGGAAGAAATGTCTACTTATGGTGGAGAAATAGATTATAAATTATGAATGATACGGATCCCACCTCACCTTGGTTTGAATTTGTTTCTTATATTAGATGTTGTGAATCATTAGGAGTGGTTCCTAGTATGAATCGTTTTCTTGCTTACAATCGTTATTATCAATCCGTTTTAAATGAAAAACAAAAAACCAGTTAAAGTAAAACCTCAAAGTAAAAGAGAAAAACCAAAAGAAGAAATAGTTTTGGACACTTTGCCTTTTCATGAAACCTTTCCTTTGACACTTGTACATAAAGATAGAAAAGAAGAAAAAACTTGCTTTTTTGTTTGCCAAGAACATTTGGACAAATATATTTCTAGGTATATGTTAAATAAAAAAGATTGTAGAATATCGAAAACAGAACCAAGGGTAAAAGGAGATAATACTAATGTATGATGATTTTGATGATTGGTTTTACGAAATAGAAAGTTTTTCTAGTAGATCCGAAAGATTTTTTGGTGATATCCAATGTCCAGATCCGTTTATGAAACAAAAAATTATGATTGATTGGTTGAAAACTGCTTGGGAATTAGGTAAAAATTCTAATAAAAAATGAAAAAACCAAAAACTATTTTTAGGTGGTGGGCAAAGTCTCTTGGAGAAAAGTCATCAAAATGTGATCGAGAGTCTGATATTATCGCAGTAATACGAACTGTAATTTTTTTGACTTACTTGATTACAAATTGTTTCATTGTTGCTGGAGTGATTCGTCATTGGAATGATGTAGAGTATACTAGACCAGGTATCATTCAATCTCAATGAAATATCGAATAGTAGAAAAATCAGATTTAAGTGGGGAAATTTGTTTTTTCCCACAATATAAAAAACTGTTTTTTTGGTTTAATTTTATGGAGATGGAATTATTCCCAAAGGTAATTAAATTTTATTCATTAGAATCTGCGACCAAATTCATTAAAAAACAACTCAACAACCCTGAGAAAAAAATTTATTATGTTGGAAATGATTGATTTTTTAGTAGAAAATCCTACTGAAAACAATAAAAATAGTTTCTTGTTTTCTCTCATGCAGTTAGAATATTCTACGCTCGAAGAGGCAGAAACATATCCAAAAAAATCCAAAGAATACTTCCAAACCAGAACAGAAGCATTTTCAATTCGCTCAGAATATGCTAGGATGTTATTGAGTAAATGGATATCAAAGTACGGTTCAACTGAAGGTTGTCCACTAAAATACGAAGATACTCTTAACATTCCATTTCGTCAAATTAAAAAGCCATGAATTTTCTGAAAGATTATGGAAACATATATGCAAAAATTACAGATGAAGTTACTGGTGTGGAGTACTCTTTGATGGATACGATCGTTAATCTCATAAAAAGAATTGAAGTTTTAGAGAAAGAATCAGTGGAAACTTCCAATGTTATCTATGAACTCCAAAATAAAATTGATTTGTTACAAGAACAAAACACTACAATGATTAATTTTGAATTGGATACTTGATCATGAAAACTACCACCGAAGTCTTTTACAATAATTTTGGGGACATATTCCTTGATGCACTTGATAGTGATGTGCCCCCAGAAGAAATATACAAACAAATTAAAAAAGTAGTAGAAGAAAATTATTATTATCATAAACATCTTTGTAGTAGGGCATATGAGTTCCTTGCTCTATTAAATGATAATGATAAAATAGATGCTGCACTTCAAGAAAGAGAGCATCATGACGGACCTAATAACGATTGGAATGATTTTTTTGGGGAAAATTATTATCCAGAAGAAAATAAAAAAACATATGACGAAATTGCTGCTGATGGGTGGACTATGACTGCAGATGGATTTTGGATTAAGGAAGACAAACAAAGCACGAATAAGTGGATTCTTCCAGTGGAGCTCGATGGCCTCACAGGAGATTGTTTTATTAATCTTCCAGATGACCTTTTAGATAAAGCTGGTTGGAAAGAAAATGATCAGTTAGAATGGATTGATCGCGGTGATGGTTCGTTTGAACTTCGAAAGGTTTAGTGCGGAAATCCGCACTTTACTTATTTTCATAATGCGATAAAATAGTAATGTAGTTAAGGAGAATTTTTGTGGCACTATCAAAAAATGTGAAAGAAAATCTAGAAGAAGCACAGAGTTATCTTCGTGCTGCTCTGGCAAATGCAGCACGATCAGAAAAGTCTACTATTAGTCATAGCATTTCCGAACTTTTAGTTGGAATTGATCGTATTGTAAAAATGGAAGAATTCTCTGATAAAATGGAAGAAATTACAGATAGAATCAAAAAAGAAGGTGGTGGAGGCTCCTCTTTTTTTGGAGGACTATTTTGACTCCAAAAAATTTTGATGGAAAAATAGTAATGAATCCAGGCAACAAGCCATGTGATGTCTGGTTTTTTCGTAGAGAGACAGAAAAATATACATTGGAAGAATTTTTAGATCACATTAAACCAGAAGATATTGCCTGGGACAAACCAACTAATCAACTTTATTACAAAGATTGTGATGGACAAATTTTCAAATTGAATTTTCAAAATTTAAAATCTTAAGATATGGTTAAGAACCTCATACATAATATGACTGTGTGCTATAATGTAATGGATGACATAAAGGAAATCATGCTTTCCCAGGAAGAATGGAACGAACTAAACACTCTCAAAAATGCAATTAACCAACATCCAGCATCGGTTCACCCAGTTAAAATGGAAAGGTTCACTGAACTTTTTGTTAAAACCTTAGAAGGAAAAGGTGATTTGATAAATCGAGAGGAGCCAACAAATTATTGATAAATATTTTTTAAAAACACACACAAATATGAAATTCACTGTTTATTCCAAAGATGGCTGTCCATATTGCGACAAAATCAAACAAGTTCTCAAGCTTTCAAATTTAGATCATGTGGTTTATAATTTGGGAGAACATTTTTCTAGAGAGGAATTTTATGCTGAATTTGGCACTGGGTCTACATTTCCTCAAGTCATTATGAATGATCACCATTTAGGTGGTTGTACGGATACTGTAAAATACTTAAAGGAAAACGGAATTGTATAAATGCAAGAGTATTGTTTTGATGTAGAAAGGGCCATAGACTATGCTTTTTCTGAGCAAAAATTTGTTATGGATTTTTATCAGTACTTAAAGGGAAAAGAGGCAAAGCGTGTTGAGGCTAAACAGTTTTTGGAAAGCTCCACGGCCATTAATTTAAAATTTTTAGTTGAAGAATTGGATGTATATCTTGAGGGCGGTCAAGATGAAATACATAAACAACTAAGAGAAGCATATGGTTATTTGTCTAAACCATTTGCTCGAAAAATTCGTAACTATCTTGATTCTATTTTGACTGATACTGAAAAATACTTGTATGACAAAAGACCGGGAAGAAGGAAGAAGGTTACGAATAAATAGAGGTATGGAGCTGATGCTCCGAAACTATAAGATAAAAAAGGAGGAACCTAGTTTTTTCAGTTTTGTTTATGCGAAAATGGTTTCTCTTTTTAAAAAAGAATTTCATTTTCGCGTAGAATTACACATAAAGAAAAAAAATTCTTAGGAGAAAGAACAATGGTCGCAGTAGCTATAACATTAAGCATCCTGGTTACAATTTTGTTCTTCCTTGTTGGTGGGCTTATAGTTTGGGTGGTGAGCCAACATATTTCTGACAATAAATTGCCATACATGCACCCAGAATTTTTTGACAAAAATGGAAATTTGATTCCAGACGAAATACTTGCTTTACGCTTTGAAGGAGATTTTAATGACTATCACGAAGACGAAGAAGACAACGACGAAGACAACGACTGAAACTGTACAATTACAGCCGAATCCATTTCAGCATGAGATTCTTGAACTAGTTTCTAAACAAAGAACAAATCAAAAGAAAATAGAAATACTTCAAGAGTATCGTAATGATGCTCTTGTTTCTATTTTAATTTGGAATTTTGATGAAAGTGTAATTTCTATTTTACCAGAGGGTCCTGTTCCATATTCTAGTTCCCAAGAACAAACTTCTGGTAACGACACTTTATCTGGTAGCATCGAAAAACAATTGGATAATCCAAGTAAATTGGATTCTCATATGGCAACTCAGAGGACATCTTTGAGGAAGGAAGTTAGTATTTTTTATAATTTTATCAAAGGTGGAAACGACTCTATATCAAAAATTCGTAGAGAAACTATGTTTATCAATCTACTTGAGGGATTACATCCACTCGAAGCTGAAATTTTAATTCTCACAAAAGACAAACAGTTGGCGTCTAAATATAAAATAAGCCATCAAGTTATTATGGATGCGTATCCTGATATTCAATGGGGTGGAAGGTCTTGAAAACTGTTTTGAAAGAAAAGAAAATGACAGAATGGACAAAAGAAGAAAAAGAAAAAATAAATTCTGTTTATGGATGTGAATTAATTTATGAACATGCCACTATAGATCAAATAAAGGACACTTCTGTTCCCAATGACGCATATCTAATCTACTATGAAGTAGAAAGTAATTCATATGTGGATGTGTGTAGAGGAAGAAAAAAAGTAGATATTTTTGATTTATATTATGATAAGTTTGGTCCAGGATCGATCAAAAAAATAGATTTTGGATATGGAAGAACTAACCCTAGACTTTGGGGCGATAAAAATAAAGATATTAAGAAAAAGAAATGAGCACAGGATTTGACAATAAAGAAAATGTAATCATCTATAAAGATGAGGTAAAAAATTTAATTAAGAAATACAAGAAAATAAAAAAGTATATGAAATCTCCTTTATTCCAAATTAAAACGATGGATGGTACGGAAAGTTTAGTTTCGGACCTTATAAAAGAATATGAGGAAGATCCAGTAGACTGATGGGAAAGCACTATTTGTTAAATCTCTATGGTTGTACTTATGCACATCTAAATGATGTGCATTTTCTTGTTGATTTGTTGGAAAATGCTGCTATAATAAGTGGTGCAACAGTATGTCAGACTATTTTTAAGCAGTTTGATCCACAAGGAGTTACTATTTTATGTCTACTTTCTGAAAGTCATATCTCCATTCATACATGGCCAGAAAGGGGAGATGCTGCCGTAGATATTTTTACATGTGGAGACTGCAATCCAAAAATCGGTTGCGATGTTATAGTCGAACAATTGAATCCAGAAAGATATAAACTAGAGTTTGTTAAAAGGTAAATTGTTTGTAAATCTTAACATCATTTTGTATATTCCTGATACAAAATGGTATCAATAAATACACTCTTGACATACATAAAAATTAGGAGTATACTACTTCTATCGTTGACTGGGATGTCCAGCGGAAGTATCCTTTAAGGAGAAGCAACGCAAATTTACATACAGTAAAGGAGCTAAGCTAATGTCTAAGGTTGTTTATAGAGGTGTCGAGTATGACACCGAAATGCGTCGTCAAGCGCAACAGCAACAACAGCAACAGCCTCAACAATACGATGAAGCATATCGTGGCGTTAAATTCGTAAAGGAGTCTAAGTAAAATGAATACTTACTTTGTTCGTTATCTTAAGAAAAAAGCAAAGAAAGAAAAACTTCTATTAGCCGCACAATTGAATATGGCAAAACGGCCACAAATTGCATAAGACTCTGGAGGATTGACAGTCCTCCTTTTTTTGTGTATAATAGATGGGCACGAAACGAGTTCATGAATCCAGAAAAAATAAACCTAATCATCAAGAACATGGAGCTTTTAATTGAGTCACTTAAGCTCGAAATTAAAGAAGAAAAAGAAGAAGAAAATAAGTATACTATAAAATTGGAAGAGCTTTTTTCGGCAGAAAAAAAAGAAGATCTTATAGATACTTATGAACCTGATTATTATGAGGAACGATAATGTACGAAGAATTGACTGCATTTGAAAGAGCACTTGCAAGATTTGGAGATAAAGTTCAATATGTCGTTGGTTTGGAGATTAGTGATAAAATTTCTCCGGAAACTGCATATCAAGAAATTAAAGAAATGATAAAGGAATTAAAAAAACTTCGTAAAATTGAAAAGGACACCTGGGAGAATAATGAATGAAACCCATTAAAGCAAAAGATTTACTTGAACTCGATAAGAACCTACAAGTAGTAGTTCTTCAATGTTATCCTGAACCAGAAAAAGTCATTTATCAAGCAGGTAAAGCCGACTATTCGGAAACTCCAATTCACTCCCAACAAATTCCATCTTCACATGAGTGTGGTGTATGGGTTGTGGATCGTCTCTTGAGTAATGAGAAAGGTCACTGGGGACCACTAGAACACCCTGCAATCACCTTCTCAGTGTCTGGATATGTCCACAATGTTGCGATGCAAGCAAGGACCCATAGAGTGGGCGTAAGCTTTGATGTTCAATCCCAACGATATACTGGAAAGAGAGTCATTAAAGTTGCAAGTGGGGAACTCAAACCAGAAGATGTATTCTTTGTTCGTCCTCCTGGTTTCTATACCAATCGTTATGGTAAGAAGTATGATTGGACTCAAGAAGATTACCAAGACGAACTTGATTGGATTCTAGAAGGCTGTAAGCGTTATGCCGCAAAATATGAAAAAGGAATGTGTGAAGAACACATTAGGGATTATCTTGCACAAGCAATTCGTCAGAACTTTGTGGTTTCTTTTAACCTACGCTCTGTTCTTCATATTATGGATCTGCGTGCAAAGATGGACGCCCAACTAGAAATACAGGCACTATGTGAACAGTTTGTTCCACATCTTCAAGAATGGGCACCAAATGTTTGGCAATATTATGAAGAAAAGCGTCTACATCGTGCTCGGTTGAGTCCATAATAAATAATATATCTTGAAATTTATAATTCATGGCAATATATCCGATTGTTAATAAAGAAACGGGCGAGAAAAAAGTTGTTGAAATGAGTGTCCATGACATCACTCAATGGTACAAAGACAATCCAGAATGGCAAAGAGATTGGTCAGAGGGATGTGCAAGTCCAGGAGAAGTGGGGGAATGGAAAGATCGCCTTGTGAATAAAAATCCAGGGTGGGGAGAAATCCTAAAAAAAGCCAATAAAGCTGGCGGAAGTAAATCACAAATGCAAATCTGATATATGGCAAGAAGGAAAAAGACTACAAATGACTATCAGCCTATTGGAGTTGGTATGACATCCAAGCAAATGAAAAGAAGGAAACCAATTAATTCCGAACTTCTTTTAGATATTGAACCTTTGACAGAAAATCAAAAAAGATTATTTGATTTTTATGATGAAGGTAAGCATCTAGTTGCATATGGAGCTGCTGGAACTGGAAAAACATTTGTTCTTTTGTATAAAGCACTCCAAGAAGTGTTAAATGAAAAAAGTGCTTATGAAAAAATTTATATTATTCGTTCTTTAGTTCAAACTCGTGAGATTGGATTTCTTCCTGGAGGACACGAAGATAAAAGTGCCTTATTTGAAATTCCATATAAGAACATGGTAAAATATATGTTCCAACTTCCTTCTGATGATGATTTTGAGATGTTATATGGAAATCTTAAAGCACAAGAAACAATAAAGTTTTGGTCATCTAGTTTTCTAAGAGGAACTACTTTTGATAATTGTATTATCATAGTAGATGAATTCCAAAACATGAACGGACACGAACACGATTCTATTATCACTAGGGTCGGAGAAAATTGCAAAATCATGTTTAGTGGTGATGCATCCCAAAGTGATTTAATTCGCCAGAATGAAAAGAATGGAATACATGATTTCATGAGAGTTTTAAGTATCATGCCTTCTTTTGAAACAGTCGAATTTGGCATAGATGATGTCGTTAGATCTGGTTTAGTAAAAGAATACTTAATAGCCAAGCACTCACTTGGTCTTTGACAACGCCATAAGAACCTGCTATAATGGATGAAAGTTTTCTAAAAATGAATGAGTAATCCTTTAATTGATAAGTGGAATTCGATCAATCGAAAAAAATTTAATCATATTGACATTAATCTTCCAGCACTAGAAAGGGAAACGATTGACGGAATTCGTTATTATAAGATTCCGAGCGAAAACGAGTTAAAAAAATTTGTTTCCGTTACTTCTGTAACATCACATTATAACAAAGAAAAATTTGCCAGTTGGCGGAAAAGGGTAGGGGAAGAAAAAGCAAATCAGATTACAAAAGCAGCAACAACTCGTGGTACTGCGATGCACTCTTTAATTGAGAGTTACATTTTAAATGAAGATTTACCATCCGCCGATCCTCTACCGAAGTTTCTTTTCGATATCGCAAAATCTGAATTAGACAAAATTGACAATATCATTGCAATTGAGCGTTCACTTTATAGTGACTATTTTAAAATTGCAGGCACAGTAGATACTATCGCCGATTATGATGGTAAACTGAGTATTATCGATTACAAATCATCTGAAAAACCAAAACCTAGAGAGTGGATTGAAAACTACTTTGTTCAGGCCGCAGCATATTGTTTTATGCTCAAAGAATTAACAGGAAAAGAAGTAGAACAACTTGTGATTATCATGTCATGTGAAAATGGAGAAGTCGTCACTTACATTGAAACTGACATCGAAAAATATATTAAACTTCTTGTAAAATATGTAAAAAAATTCACCTACGATAAATTAAAAGAATATGAATCAATCAGATGAGTTAAAAAAAGAGTTCCAAAAAAAGTTTCTGTGCCAAGATAAATTTGCCCAAGAAATAGAATCTTTGGTAAAAGAAAATCCTGAGTATAATTATATCACTGCAATTGTCCAATATTGTGAAGCTAACAGTATTGATGTCGAATCGATTTCGAAACTAATTTCTAAGCCATTAAAAGAAAAACTTAAATGTGATGCAATCGAATTGAATTTTCTCAAGAAAACATCTAAAGCTAAACTTCCTTTATGACCAAAGTGACTCCTCACGAAACTTACAAACAGTATCTTGCTTTAAAACATCATTTTACTAGTGACACTTATGATTATTTTAAATACTGTGGAAAAATAAAGGCATCTATAGAGTCATTTAATAAAAGAAAAGATCGGTTGTTCTTTGAAAAATTATCAAGACAGAAAAAAGATGAAGAAATTGTAGACTTTTTTGTTTCTAATTTTGTTTCTTCCACTGATCCCACATCTCTTTGGATTGGCGATATCATTAAAAATGGAAACGATACTTATACTGAATGGAAGAAAAAAAGGCAATCTTTGGCATATGTATTTGAAGACGACTTGAAGAATACATTTCAAGAAGGCCATCTTTTGGAATATCTAGAAATTAAGAATAACAAGCATCCAAAAATTTTAAAGGCATATTTGTCCGGAAATTTATCGTTAGAGACAATGGTAGTGCTAGATCAAATGTTAAATTACAGGAAAAAATTTGATGACGGCCTTCTTGATCCGGTTTGGGAATTGATTTCTAAAAAAATCAAAAATTATTCGCCTTTTCTTTCCATTGATTTGGATAAATACAAGAACATTTTAAGAAAAGTATTGCTGTGACATTTTTTAGTTCAGATATAGTAAGAACCGAATTAAAAGAAATTGGATTTTTACAAGAAAGAATATCATCTAGTATTCTTTCTTTTCAAGAAATGAATAAAGAAGAGAAGATAAATCACATAAAAATGTTGGAAGAGTTGCTTGAAAAGCAAAGAATATTGTATACTAGATTGAGTTTATCGGACGATCCAAATGCCATTGATATGAAACGCAAACTTGACGATTCAATGAAGATATTTGGATTTTCTTCGGAGATGAAAATCAATGATGTATTTAAGAACATGATTGGTTTAATAGAGGAAGCCAAAAGCCAGTTGCAGGACGAGTGACCCTGTGCTATAATATGGCCATGGGCTTGGGAACCCCAAAGTCGCCCAGTATCCATCGTATCAACCGCAACATGAATTTTAAAGATCTTAAGAAGCAATCTTCACTTGGTAGTCTAACCGAAAAGCTTCTCAAAGAAGCAGAAAAAATGGGATCCAACAATACTGGAGACAATCCCAACCTTTTCAAACTAGAAACGGATAAGGCAGGTAATGGTCGCGCAGTAATTCGTTTTCTTCCTGCTCCTCCCAATGAAGACCTTCCGTTCGTAAAACTATATAACCATGGTTTCCAAGTCAATGGACGCTGGTTTATCGACAACTGTCCAACCACTCTTGGCGAAGAATGCTGTGTATGTCGTTCTAATGGAGAGCTATGGAACTCTGGTCTAGATTCTGACAAAGAAGTAGCACGAGCACGAAAGCGTAAACTTAGTTATTATGCCAATGTTTACATCGTAAGCAATCCAGCAGATCCTTCACTTGAAGGCCAAGTTAAAATCTTCCGCTTTGGCGCAAAAGTATTTGATAAAATCAAAGCCTCAATGAAGCCAGAATTCGAAGATGATCCAGCAATCGATCCCTTTGACCTTTGGGCTGGTGCTAACTTCCGTCTTCGTGTAAAGCAAGTGGCTGGTTATCCAAATTATGACGATAGCGTATTTGAATCTCCATCATCACTTCTCAATGGAGACGACGAAAGGCTAGAAGAACTTTGGAAGAATGAGCACTCTCTCCAAGAACTCATTTCTAGGGAAAAGTTCAAAGCTCCAGAAGAGCTACAGAAGCGTCTTGATTATGTACTAGGAACTAATTCAGCTTCATCTAAATCTATTCGTGAGCAAGAAGATGAACTAGAATCTTTGGTACAGTCGGCAGAAACCGATATCATGAAAGAACTAGAAGAATCTTACTCTCGCAGTAAGTCGTCTCCTATCACAGAAGACGAAGATGAAGACGATGCACTATCATACTTCAGTAAACTAGCAGAATGAACTAAAGGAGCCCAATGGCTCCTTTTTTATTACATTAATCTTATATTTTCTCCACGCTTCAATCTTTCATTGATGTATTGTTGTCCACCTTCTTTATAAGGATAATTTACTTCTACATCATTCAATATCACATTCAGATAATTCTGTTTTAGTACGAATATATTTCTTTTATCTTCTTCTATTTTAATTTCATACTCATAATTAGTGACTGGACTTAATATCTGCGATACTGGAATATTTACTGTCGTTTTTGTGTCGGAGTCATAATACTGATAATAGTAAAGACTTCCTTGAGGAACTTCCTTGTATGGAATGTATCCAACTTTTTCGTTTCCAGATAAGTCTGGTTGATTTTGAGTCTTTGTAGTAGAATTTCTGCATCTAAATGAATTCACTTGTCCATCTATATTTTCTATCAATTCTATGATTTCATACTCTCCATTGAAACTAGAATTTCCAACATTATAGATTTCTATTTCATCTCCAATTCTCAAATTGACTATTGGTTCGTTTACTATAACATAAGTCAAATCTTCATCAAAGTAATGGAAAATGTAGTTGATTTTAATTTCAACTCCTGTTATAAAGTTTCCATTATTGCTCCAGGAGTCGTCAAGTATCAATCCTTCTCTTAACAGAATTGCGCCTGAAGATGTTCTCAATTCTTTGGTTTCATAATGATGTATGCCATTGTAAAGATTATCATAAGATCCATACCTTTCTAAAAGAATTTTATCAAATGTAGACTGTGCTAATGGCCATTCTGTTTGAATGTTTAAAATATTATTTGAAAGTAATATAACCCAGTCTAAAGTTTCATCGCCATATAGTTTATATGCAACATTATCTGGTCTCTCGTCACCAATGATTTTGTACTTCGTGAAGTACTGGAGACTCCCAAAGATATCCTCACGAAGTTTCCCACGCTTAAAAAGATTTTTTACTGGAATATAATCTGATATTTTTGCGTCTGGTAAACGACTTACATAATCGAAATCTGGTATTCCGCGAAAGTATGATGCCATTTTAGTAACCTATTTGATCGACTGGTATTCCATTATAATCATCAGAATAGACGGGATCCAACTCAGTAAATGACATTGTTAAATCATAAGAACTCATTGTTCCAGCTTTATCATTATATGTCGCATATGATCCAGCAGGAGTGTAATTCACACTAAAATTTTTAAGGGCACATGTTTTAATTCTATTTAATGCTGGATGATCCAAATCTTTTTCTTTATTGAATCTATCTACTCCTCTGATGTACCTTATCTTAAATATGCATGGAGCTTCTAAAAATAAGTTGCCAGCACTTCTTTGTACTGCCATATATTGTTTAAAAACTCTTATTATTTTTCTTACTTCTGTTCCTTCACTTTGTGTTCTTGGTGTCAATTTAAAATTAAAATTGAAGTTTCTCAATTCAGGTGAATTGAATAGTAGAGTTAAATTTGGATTTGTTACTGCTCCAGTCAACCTAGAAAGTAAATTGTTGTTTGAACTTACTGCCATTTTGGCTAGATATGTTTGGACTGCACTGACTATTTTGGGATCTATTTTGTTTTCTGAACTTGTGACGGTCTCTGCAAATTTTTTAGCCAATTCGGTTGCAGAATCTCCAGTCATTGCTCCCAAAGAAAGATTAGCACCTATCATTTCTAAAATTCCAAATTTATCCTCGCCCCAACTTACTGAATTTGTATCCATGATAGTTGGTTGTATTGGTAAAAATATTCTTCCTAGTCCCTTTTCTTTTCCACTAAATGTATTTTTTTCATTATATGTTAAATTACTTTCTGATCGTTCTTGTGGCAAATATTCAAATACAGTAAATTGAATGTAGTCTTGTCCATTTGTATCTGATCCTATTGGGTATCTCAATTCTCCAAATTCTTTTGCTTCTACATCATTTATTCTTCCAAGATTTTCTGTTGCTTCTGAGAGATTTGCTTGTATTTCCTCATTATCTCTTCTTCTTTGTTCTGCTGCTGCTGTTTCTTGTTGTCGAACTGTATTTTGTTGCTTTGCTGATACTACTTGAGCAAGACCAGGTTGAGTTTTTGCTGCTGTATTAATAATTGCATTTTGGACTCCAGTATAAAATATACCACCAGGTGAGCTTAATGATTGTTGTGCAGTGGCACCTAAGATTGGATTTCCAACTTCTTGACCTAAAGGTATTTTTCCTGCATCTTTATCTTCTTGCGAATAATTATAATATTCATATGTTGCTCCTTTGTCTTTTGTTTTTGCTGCTAAACTCCATGCATTTTGATTGAAACCATATGAATCTTCGGTCCCCTGCTGCCACCGAGCATTTCCTATTCCAGTATAATATACATATGTCTCTGCACTTCCTTCAACTGCTTTACCATTTCCATCTACTTCATAGCTAGTTACTGTTCTAAGATAATAATCTTGATTACTTCCAGGAAGTTTACTTATTATTGGACTACTATACATATATTTACGATTCATTAGAAGCCCTCCCCAACTACAAGAGGATTATTCATCTCAATTTTTCGTAGAGTATGAGACATTTATATTAGTTTTATATTTATTTATCTCTTTGAAATAAACACAGGATAAAAAGAAGGAACTCTCAGCACATACTCCAATTCTTGTGGTTTAATTCTATAAAACATCGACTGGATTCTGGCATAATTATAAGTTCTGATAGGACTTTCAATATATTCTGGTCTTCTTTCCCAATGATAATTCACACCTTGATAGTATTCTTTCCCTTTTTTGACTATTAAACTTACTGGATGGACATCGTACCACTTCCCCTCAGTGATCGCAATATACTTAAATGTGTAAATTTTTCCGATCTCTACCGATTCTTCTGTTCTTCCCATTCTCGCAAGAATATCAACTAAAGCATCAAAGTAAAAATTAGGAGATCTATTTTTTGGAAGATTGTCGATTAAATTTTTAAAGCTGTAAAACTCTTCTTTTTGTTGTTCTAATTGTTTTCTTTTTTTATCTAGTTCACCGTAAACATAAACTCTTGCTCCTTCTTTTCTGAGCTTTCCTTCTTCAAAATTTAATTCTTCTTCTTGTCTTTGAAGTTTTCTTTCAGTGGATTTAGTTAATTCTGAAAACCATTTTCTGACTGTTCCAAATATGGCCCAAAGTCTACGAGCTTGATTGTTTAATGGTTTGAACATTTCTTAGATCCCAAGTTCTTTTTCTGTAATTATCTTGAATATAATTCCATTTTCTTGGCAGAATCTTTCTGCTGCTTCCCATTTTGCCTGATTTACTTGATATGTTTTCATCTCATTCAGCCAGGTTTTAGTTTTCTTTTTTGGAGTTGGGTTTGGTTGAATTGTTTGTCGTTTAGGTTTTATTTCTATCAGATACTTTTTGATCTCTCCATTTGACTCTTTAATTTTAATAAAAAGATCTGGAAAATATCGATGTGTTTTTCCTGTGGCTGGATTTCTATATGGGATCCAGCCTTCTTCGGATCCCCAAGAAATAATGCTTTCAGATAAGTCACACCATTTGAATGCTCTTAATTCATAAGACGATCGATATACTATGTTTCTGGGATCTCCAGCATACTTTTCTGGATTTGATGGTGAATAGAATCCTTGTATATAATTCTTTGCCAACTTCTAAATAATATATAAAGGTTAAAAATATTTAGATGGCAATCGTAGGACCAAGGCCATATAAACTAGACGATATAAAGTCAAAGCTTTTACGCCCAGCTTTGACTTCGCATTTCCAATTTCAAGTAAATATTCCACCAAGTCTGTCAAAATGGTACTCAGATAAAAGAACAGCATTCAGTCAAAGTCCGGATGCTACTTTTGATCAAGAGTTAATTAATTTGTCATGTTGTGATGCTACTCTCCCTGGGTCCACTTTATATACTCATGATGTAACGGATTATACTGGAGTTACAGAAAAGATTCCGTATAGAAGAGTATATGACGATCGTGCAGATTTTACTTTTTATGTTGATAGCAATTATGAAGTAATCAAATTTTTTGAGTTTTGGATGCAATATATTGTTGATGAACAGTATGTAGATATCGACAATTTAGGATTAGAAAGTAAAAGATATTCTTATAGAATTAATTATCCAGATGGAAATGGATCACAATATAGAACAAACATAAGTCTTACGAAATTCGAAAGAGATTATGGTGGGTTACAGGGACAACCAAATTCTATTAATAGAAGTAAAAATTTAAGTTATGTTTTCATTGATGCGTATCCCATGTCTATTATGTCCATGCCGGTTTCTTATGAGGCATCACAGGTATTGAAGTGTACTGTATCATTTGCTTATACTCGTTATATTGTTAGTTCTAGTAAAATCGATCAAATTGTTGCGCCAAATCCAACACAACAAACGCCAAAATTTGGCCCAGCCTTTGGTACTGACCAAGAATTCTTCAATGGGTTAAACCGAAGGTAAATAAATAATCAAACGAATTTAATATTATTCATATAATATGCCTTTACCTAAGATTGTTGCACCAGTTTTTGATCTGGATTTGCCATCAACCGGACAAACAATTAAATACAGACCATTTCTTGTAAAAGAAGAGAAACTTCTTTTACTTGCATTAGAATCAGAAGATACAAAACAAATTACTACAGCAATCAAAACTGTAATTAAAAATTGCATCGAGACAAAAGGTATTAAAGTAGAATCCCTTCCTACTTTTGATATTGAATATTTGTTCTTGAATATTCGTGCTAAATCAGTTGGCGAAGAAGTTGAGCTTTCCATCGTTTGTCCTGATGATGGGGAAACTACAGTTCCAGTAAAAATCAATATTGATGATATCCAAGTCCAAAAAAATAAAGACCATACAAACAAAATTAAAGTTGATGATTCAATTATGATGGAAATGAAGTATCCATCTCTGGAGCAGTTCATCAAAAACAACTTTGATTTTTCCGATCAAAATGCAACAGAACAGTCGTTTGAGATGATTGCTGATTGCGTCGATAAAATTTATACGGAAGAAGAAGTCTGGACATCTTCTGATGTGACTAGAAAAGAAATTACAGAATTTTTGGATCAGATGAATTCTACACAATTCAAAGAAATCGAAAAATTCTTTGAGACTATGCCGAAATTATCCCATACGGTAAAAGTAAAAAATCCAAATACAAAAGTCGAATCTGAAGTTGTTCTTGAAGGGTTATCAAGTTTTTTCTCATAGGAATGTCCCATATGGACCTTGAAAACTACTTCAAGTTAAATTTCTCGATGATGCAGTATCATAAATATTCTTTGACTGAGATTGAAAATTTAATGCCATGGGAAAGGGACATCTATGTGGCATTATTAAATCAACATTTAGAGGAAGAAGAGGCAAAATTAAAAAAGGCATCCCTATAAAGTAAATGGCAAAGAAATGGTCTATTGATACTATTAAATTTCCTAGAAATAGGTCAAAAAACTATGCCATAATTTTTGCCAAAAACTTAGGAATCAATGAGACTGCAGATCCTGAACTATATTATTATGTTGTAAAATGGTATGTGGAAACAAATCCAGGAGATGAGTTTCCCATATCAGAAAATGAATATGACGAATTTGAAGAAGATTCTTTGGAAGGGGACTTTGGTAAAGTCCATGATAAAGTATTAAAACAAGTAGAAGCATATCAAAAAGAACAGAAGAAAAATAAAAAACCAACAG